GCACCATCTATTCAAGCAACTGGTGGTGATTCTAATATAAATTTAAGAGTTGGACCTAAAGGAACAGGTTTAGTTGAAGTTCTTGGTGCTGATAATCCAGGTTCAATTCAGCTTAATTGTGAGGCTAACTCCCACGGTATTAAACTTACGTCACCCCCACATAGTTCTGGGCAGAGCTATGAACTTAAATTTCCAACAGGAAACGTAACAGCAGACAGATTTTTAAAAGTAGATTCAGTATCAGGATCTGGCACAACTGGTGTTGGACAGTTATCATTTGCTGAAGTATCAGGCGGAACTTCTTGGCAAGCAGTGAAAACTTCTACATTTACAGCAGTGGCTGGTGAGGGATATTTTGTAGATACAACTAGTAGTACAATAACAATGAATTTACCAGCAGGGTCTCTAGGTGCTGAAGTTGTATTTATAGATTACGCAGGAACTTTTGATTCTAACACATTTACAATATCCGCAAACGGTTCGGAAAAAATTGCAGGATCAACAAATGATTTAACCGTATCTACAGAAAGAGCTGGAAACACATTAGTATATGTCGACGGAACACAAGGCTGGCTTCTGAAGAATAATTAAGGAGACTAAATAAATGTCGACCTATAAAGAACTAGTCGGAAAGAAAATTAAAAGAGTTACATCTGATCCATCTGATTCGATTGAGGGACAAATGTGGTATAACACTACCACTGGAACTATTAGAGGATTAGCAGTTATTGAAGCTACATCAAGCTCGGCTAATTTGAACACCGCTAGAGCTATGTGTTCTGGAGGGGGAATTCAAACAGCTTCATGGATTTGTGGAGGAAGCACAGGTTCGCCTACTGTTGGTACTACACATACAGAAACCTACAATGGAAATGGATGGACAACTCAAGGTAATTTGTCAAATATAAGAGCTCACTTTGGTGCAACAGGTGTGCAAACCGCTGGATTAGCGGTTGCAGGAGGGCCTCCATTTGCTCCAAGTCCAGGTGGTGCACAAAATAATGTAGAGCATTTCGACGGTGAGGCTTGGACTGGTGGTGGAGCAATACCAACAAACGTTTGGACTAATGGATGTTTTGGAACTCAAACAGCTGCTGTATCAGTCGGTTCTGAACCTAATGGAACAAATTATGTTTTTGAATATGATGGTTCTTCTTGGACAAATGGTGGAACAATGAATGCTATAAGATCTTATGTAGGAACTGCTGGAACTTTAACAGCAGGAATGGTTTTTGCTGGATTAGGTTCACCACCTTTTGCATCAGATACGATTGCAACAGAACTTTACGATGGAACTAATTGGACAACCGCACCAAATTTAAGCACGGCTAATACTTACTCTCCATTTAGTGGTGGATCTCAAACAGCTGCTATAAAAGCAGGTGGAATAGTTACTCCCGCTCCTCCTGGTTCATCAGCCGTAATAGAGAGATACGATGGTAGTTCATGGTCTACAAGCCCTGCAACATTAGCTACCGGAAGAGGATATTCAAAAGGACAAAGTCAAAACTCTCCATCTAATACTGCAGCTGTATTTGCTGGTGGGTCAACAACTTATAGTGGAAATGATTCTGTGGCATCAACAGAAGAATTTAATTCATCACTAAACGTAATTGCGCCCGCAGCATGGTCATCAGGAGGAAATTTAAGCGTTGCAAGAGCGGCAATAGGTGGAGCTGGAACGCAAACGGCAGGTTTAGCTATGTCAGGTCAGATAAGCCCCGGTAATAGAACAACTTCTACTGAAGAGTATGGTGGATCTAGTTGGACTTCTGGTGGTAATATTGGGAATGCTAGATATACAATGGCTGCTGGTGGAACTCAAACGGCAGCAATTGCTTCAATGGGGTGGATTGGATCAGCTACGACAGCAACAGAATATTATAATGGAACATCTTGGTCAAATGGCACGGCATCAAACGACAATAGAACTAATTTAGGATCTAGTGGAACACAAACATCTTTTCTAGCATTTGGTGGTTCGGAATCACCAGGAACATCTAATGCTACAGAAGAATGGGATGGTTCATCTTGGACCTCTGGTGGAAATTTAGGAACAGCACGTTACCAATTATCTGGAAATAATGCTGGAACTCAAACAGCAGGTTTATGTGTTGGTGGTTTTTCTGGAGGTGCTAAAGATTTAGTAGAAGAATATAATGGATCAAGTTGGACAGCTGGTGGTACTTTACCAACTGCTGAAGGTATAGCAGCAAGGTATGGAACACAAACCGCAGCAGCGATTGCTGGAGGTGGTCCTGGACCTGGTCCTAATACAGCATCTAAACATTATGATGGAACAAGTTGGTCTACTGCACCATCTATAGCAACAGGTAGAGCGTTTCTTTCAGGTTCACAAGCTTCTCAAACAGCGGCATTAATATTTGGTGGAAGCCCTGTTCCCGGAGCAGGAACTGCAACAGAAGAGTTTACTCCTGCAACAGAAACAGCTAACATAAAGGATTTTACAACGAGTTAATTATGACAACATATAAATCTATTATCGGTAAAAATATTAAATCAGTAAGCACAAATATAACTGGTGATCAAAGTGAAGGACAAATTTGGTTTAATACAAGTGAAAATGCTTTTAAAGCAGGTTTAAATGTAACAACACCAGCAGCTTTTTCTAGTGGTGGAAATATGCCAGAGGCTTTGGGTGGTAATTCTGGAGCAGGGACTTTGACTGCAGGATTATCTATGGGAGGTTTTACAGGAACAGCTTATCCTGGAAAAGCATACGAATATGATGGTAGTTCTTGGACTGCAGGAAATGCAGAACCAAATGTAAAACAAGCAGGTGCTGGTTGCGGAACACAAACCGCAGCTTTATTTTTTGGAGGAGGACCAGGTGGACCTCCAGGATTAGCAGGAAACTATGAATATGATGGAACAAATTGGACTGCCGGAGGATCTTTACCAGTAGGTGTTTATCAACCTGGTGGATTTGGAACTCAAACTGCAGCTGTTTCAGTTGGAGGAGATAGAGACGCAACCCCAGACAGATATCCAACCGCAGCTAATGAATATAATGGCACTGCTTGGACCGCAGGAAATTCTTGCACACAAGCAAGATCTGAAGGTAAAGGTGGTGGTATTGCTCAAACCGCAGGTTTATATATGGGAGGAAACGCTCAACCAGGTTCTTCGCTTACTGGAGCAACTGAGGAATATGATGGAACTAATTTTTCTAACGGAGGAACTATGAATACTGCTAGAAGAACTTTTTCTAGTGGGTCTATAGGTCCATCTTCAGATGCATTAATAGCGGGTGGTACAACTGGAAGTGTATCTTCAGCTGCAGAAAATTATAATGGATCAAGTTGGACAAATTTCCCTAGTCTCGCAACAGCAAGGCAAGGTCCAGGTGGGTTTGGCAATGGACTTAATTCAAATAGTGGAGCTATTTGCGGAGGATCTAGTCCTTCTAAAGTTAATTCAACAGAAGAATTTACTGGAGAATCACAATCCATAGATATTAAAACTTTAACTCAATCATAAAATATGATAAACAAAATTAAAAGGAGGAGGAATATATGTCTACACACTTTATATATGGAGTAGCTGAAAATACAGGCAAAGGATTTTTTACTGCAGAAGACAGAAGAAAATTTTTTCTTAGAGGTTATCCCGCAAACGTCTGGATGGTAGGAAATACTGTCGAAGGTGCTATGTGGTTAGCTGAAAAAGGTGCTCGTGAAAAGACAAAAGAAGAAGCACAAGCTTTGATTGACGCTGAAGTACAAGCGGCACAAGCTGCTTGGGACGCTTTGCCTGATGAAGAAAAAACTGGCGCAGCTAATTCTAGACCAACAGATGTAATTCTTCCATAAGGAATTTAAATGTCAACTTACGAAGAATTAATCGGTAAACGAGTAGAGTTCTTTGATTCTGATCCTACGCTTACTACAGCGTATGAGGGTCAGGTCTGGTACAATACAACCTCAGATACACTTAAAGCAGTTGTATCTTTTGCAGCGTGGTCGAGTGGTGCATCCGCTACAAGTTCACCAAGAATTTTTACTGGAGGTGATGGTCCTGTAAGTGCCGGATGGATGGCAGGTGGTGGATCTGCTAGTCCCAATGATATTGCAAACACAGAAGAATATAATGGTAGTGGGTGGTCAGCTGGTGGAAGTTTACCGGGTGCTACTTACGGAGGGGCTGGAGTCGGTCCACAAACAGCAGCTTTATTTTTTGGTGGAAACAATGGAAGTATTTTAGCTTCAGCTTATGAGTATGATGGTTCATCATGGGCAAGTCCAACATCAATGCCAACTGGCAGACAATATATAAATAGAGCCGGTACTCAAACAGCAGGTTTAGCCTTTGGTGGATCTAATCCAGCGCCTACTTCAAACACAGCTACATCAGAATACGATGGTAGTTCTTGGACTGCTGGTGGAGCTTTACCTACTGGAATTGAATATGCTGCTGGAACAGGAACTCAAACAGCGGCACTTGCTGCTGGTGGTTATCATCAACCAGGAGGCACAACAGAACCTACAGCTACACTTTATTATGATGGTTCATCATGGACTTCCGCAGGATCACTTCCTGCTGGAAGATGGAATACACAAGGATTTGGAACACAAACAGATGCAGTAGTTGCTGGTGGACAACCTGCTCCCGCAGGTCATGATACAGGGGGTATAAGATGGAATGGAACTTCATGGTCTACTGATGCTAGTTTAGCTAACGGAAGAAATGGTGCAACAGCTATGGGGTTAAATAGTGGAGCTACAACATCAGGATGGGTTTGTGGTGGACCAGGAGTTTTAACAGAAGAATATAATAAATCAATTAATACAGTTGCAGCTGCAGCGTGGGCTAGCGGTGGAGCTTTAAATCAAAGTAGATATGCATTAGGTGGTGTAGGAACACAAACAGCTTTTATTGCTTTTGGTGGAAGAGTATCTCCTCCAAATAGTGTCGTAGATAATACAGAAACTTATGATGGAACTTCTTTTACAGAAGTTAACGATTTAGAAACTGCTAGATTTTCTTTAGGTTCAGCTGGAACACAAACTGCTGCTTTAGCTTTTGGAGGAGCAACTCCATCAGCAAGTGCTCTTACAGAGTCATGGAACGGTTCATCTTGGTCAGAAGTAAACGATTTAAATACCGCAAGGTCAAATGTTGCTGGTGCTGGAACTTCAACAGCTGCCATAGCAGTTGGAGGAAACGGTGGTTTTACAAATGTTGAAACTTGGGACGGAACTTCTTGGACAAACGCAACAGCAATTAATACAGGTAGAGCAGCTGGTGAATCACTAGGAACATCAACAGCGACAATATTTACTGGAGGAGAAGGTCCTGCTCCATCATACACTGTTTATGGAAATACAGAACTATGGAACGGTTCTTCTTGGTCTGAAGTAAATGATTTATTAACAGCACGACATCAATTAGGAGGTGCAGGAACATCTACTGATGGCATCGTGTTTGGTGGTCAGTCTCCTGTAACTACATCAACTGAGGGTTGGGATGGTACAAACTGGAGCACAAGACCTAATATGGGAACCGCCGCTTCATATGTAGCGGGTGGAGGTACAAGCACACTTGCATTAAAAACTGGTGGAACAATACCACCTGGAGCAAGTACAACAGCTACAGAAGAGTTTACAGGAGAAACAGAGACAGTAACAGCTAGAACATTGACAACTAGTTAATAAAGTATATATTGTAGGACGAAAGGATTATTATGACAGAAAAAAGAAATATACATGCATTAATAGAAAAAGAGGCACCTAGTTTAAATAATTTATTAGATCCAGAAGATGTAAAAGAGTTTAAGGCTATGACGGCCGAGCTTCGAGATACATGGACCAAGAAACAAGTATTTAGAACAGAAACAGAAATGAGAATGTCTGTTTTGCAAGATATGAAATATCCAACTAAAGCTGCAAAGTATTGGCAGTGTGTTAGAGAACAAAACGTATTTTTAGAAAACTTAATGAGTCTATCGTTTGATTGTAGAAGAAGCGAAGCTAAAGTTAAATGGTTAGAGAAAAAAATAAAAACTGAAAAGGACGAATATAAATTAACTAAATACCAAATAGATTTAGATGAAGCTAGATATGGTTTAGCTAATATGCAATTAGTTGCAAAAGATCGTATGAGAGAAATTAAACTTTGGTCTACATTAAAAAAAGAGTTTGATGATGGCACGTTTGATACACAAGATGTCAATAGACACCAATTAGATTCTTATCATATGATTATGAAAAACAAAGCAGAGACATTAACATCAGGCTCATCACAACCTGAAGTGTTTAATGTTTTAGGTCAATTAAATACCATAGAAAGAGTTAAGAAATCAGGCGAAATGATTTACAACAAGAAAGAACAAATAACAAATGACCTCGGAGCAAAAGAAAAATAAAAAATTATTTTTTTTAGTTGCACTACCAAGATCGGGTAATACTTTATTTGCAAGTATTATAAATCAAAACCCTGAGATAGCAGCAACTCCCAACTCTATTACATTAGAGATAATGAAAGATTTGTTTTTATTAAAAGAAACAGATGTGTTTCAAAACTATCCAGATCATAGATCTTTGGATAATATATTAGATATTGTGTATGATACTTATTATAAAGACTGGCCACAAAAAATAATTATAGATAGAGGTCCTGTAATGACACCTGGTAATTTTGCGTTAATGCAAAAACATTTTAAAAGACCTTTTAAGTGTATTGTATTACTTAGAGATTTAATGGATGTATTAGCTAGTTATATTCAATGGTATACAGAAAACCCTAGTGCATTTCCCAATAAATATAATTGTAAAAATGATGAAGAAAAATTAAGTTTAATTATGAATAATGAAGGTGCTGTTGCTAAAGATTTAGAGGCTATAAAAAATTCATATAACTATCCAAGTCTTTGTCATTATGTAAAGTATGATGCTTTAGTTGTACAACCTAAAGAAGAGTTTGAAAAAATATATCAATTTTTAGGTGAGCCTTATTTTAATCATAGATTTGAAAACTTGCAACAAGTAGAAGTTAATGGTATAAAATACGACGATACTATCGTAGGAAAGAATATGCATAATATAAGATCAGTTATTAAAAAAATAAATAACCCTTATATTAATAAAATTCCAGAAAGGATTAGACAGAAATATGGACACATCAAATTTTAATTTTATATTTTTAGGTCAATCAGTATTAAGGTATCAAGTGCCTTTAGATGTATATGATATTATTAATAATATATATGAAACAAAATACCCTGAATTAAAACCTGCTAATAAACAATTAGTAGGTAAAATAGAAAAAGAACATAGCTTATTTTATAATGGTGAAGACACTGATAAAATGACTAGACATAATTTATTGCCAAATAATGTATTAGCATGGTTTGAATCTAAATTTATACATTATTTAGAATGGAATAAGGTAAAAGAATATAAATTACATTTTAATTCCGTTTGGATTAATCAGATGTTTGAACACGAATATAATCCAGTGCACGTGCATCAAGGAACTTTTTTTACTGGATTATCTAGTGTTATGATTTTAAAATTACCAAAAAGTTTTGGAGTAGAATATTCATCACCACATCAACCACAAAACGGTAGATTGCAGATTTTAGGTTCTGCATGTGGTCAGTTTGCAAATGTGGATTATCAACCAGAAATTAGAGAAAGAGATTTTTATATTTTTCCATATGATATGAGACATACAGTTTATCCTTTTAATGGTGAAGGATATAGAAGAACTCTTGCAGCAAACATGGATGTAGATTATGACCCAATTAAAAATAGAGGAGTAAGTTAATGTACAACAATCAAATTATAACAGAACCTAAATGGAAAAGTTGGATAATACAAACAACAACACCATTATTTACACCAGATCAATGTCGACAAATTATTGAATGTGGAAGAAGACAAACACCACAAACAGCACAAGTGGGTATGAATAAACCTGGTGGTGGAACAGATACAAGTAAAAGAGTTACAACAATATCTTGGATACCATTTAAAGAAATGGATCACATGTATCGTGATTTAGATAAATTTATACAAAAAGCAAATGAAAATCATTTTGGTTTTGGTGATATTAGAGTTACAGAACAAGCTCAATTTACAGAATATCCTGAAGGAGGATTCTATGATTGGCATATGGATTGTGATGTGAACATGGCTCACGAACCACCGGTAAGAAAAATATCAATGACACTATTATTAAATGATCCATCGGAATTCGAAGGGGGTCATTTAGAACTAATGTCACCAGGTAAATTTGGAGAACTAAAACAAGGTCATGCTATCATGTTTGCGTCTTTTATAAACCACAGAGTGCAACCGGTAACACGAGGAGTTAGACAATCTCTTGTTGTTTGGTTTGGAGGCAAACCTTTTAGATGATTAAAGAACAATTTTTTCCAACTACTATATATGGCAAAGATATTAATTTAAATACAGATGAATTAGCAAAACATATAATTGATTGGTCTAAACAAGATGAAGGTGTTAAAAAAACAAATGTAAACGGTTGGCATTCTAAAACTGAAATGCATACAAAACCAGAGTATAAACATTTAGTAGATGAGTTATTTAGAATGCAGTTTGAAATATATAATGAAGAGTGGTTAGATAGAGAACCTAAATTAGGAAACATGTGGGCTAACATAAATTATAACGGTGGATATAACAAACCACACATACATCCAAACGCTTTATTCAGTGGTGTCTATTATGTTAAAACCCAACCCAACTGTGGATTATTAACTTGTTATGACCCAAGACCGGGCATACAAACTAATATGCCTTTAAGAAGAAAAGGACAACCACCTAAACACTTATGGAGAGAAACTACAATAGAACCAAAAGAAAATAGAATTATAATGTTCCCTGCGTGGCTATGGCATTCAGTTGAACCTAACAAATCAAATGATATAAGAATATCAGTAAGTTTTAATTTTGTACAAAATGGCTTTTAATAAATATCAAGTAATCAAAGGTGCTGTATCATACGAGTTGGCTAATTTCGTATTTAATTACTTTCTGTTAAAAAGAGATGCAGTGTCTTGGATGTATCAAAACAATATTACATACGACAATGGTATGTTAGGCACTTGGACAGATCAACAGATACCTAACACATATTCACATTATGCAGATTTTGCTATGGAAACTTTACTTGTTAAAATGTTACCAGTTATGGCTAAAGAAACAGGACTTAATTTGGTACCCACATATTCGTACGCTAGAATATATAAAAAAGGTGATGAATTAAAAAGACACAAAGATAGACCCTCATGTGAGATATCTACTACATTAAACCTAGGCGGAGATCCCTGGCCCATATTTATCGACGGTACGGGGGCTGACAGCGTCATAGACGAGTATAAAAACATACATAAGCCCAACGCACCCAAAGGCACCAAAGTCTTGCTTGAAGTAGGAGATATGCTAGTATATAGTGGATGTGAATTAGAGCATTGGAGAGAACCGTTTGAAGGTAATGTTTGTGGTCAAGTATTCCTTCATTATAACCATGTAAATGGTCCTTTTGCTGAAGAGAATAGGTTCGACAAAAGGCCAATGTTAGGTGTTCCACCAATAAGGAACATGTAATATAATGAGGTTATATGCTACAAAAAATAGGTTTTCAGCCAGGTATAAATAAACAACTTTCGGCTACAGGAGCAGAGGGGCAGTGGATAGACTGTGATAATGTTAGATTTAGATATGGTATTCCAGAAAAAATAGGTGGTTGGAAACAACTAGGAGATGATGCACTTACAGGTGCAGGCAGAGGTCTTCATCATTTTGTAAATAGTAAAGCTAGAAAATACGCAATTATTGGAACAAACAGAATTTTATATGCATACTCAGGTGGTGTGTTTTATGACATACACCCTATCAAAGCTACAACAACGCTTACAAGTGCATTTACCACGACCAACGGATCACCGACTGTTACAATAACTTTCTCTAGCCCTCACAATATTGGAGAACAAGATATAATATTATTAGATAATTTTTCTACAATAACTAATTCTAATTTTGCAGCAGCAGATTTTAATGATAAAAAATTCATGGTAACCACCGTACCAACAAGCTCAACTATTACAATTACAATGCCATCAAATGAGTCTGGGTCTGGTGCAACAACATCGGGTGGTATTAGAGTACAACACTACTATCCTGTTGGACCAGCAGTGCAGGCAAAAGGTTTTGGTTGGTCTCTTGGATCTTGGGGTGGTGAAGTAGCAGGAGAACCCACAACAACATTAACAAATGGTATTACTGATTCTGTAACAACAGGGATTATATTAGGAGATGTATCACAGTTTCCTAGTTCAGGAACAAATTTTATAAAAATAGATACTGAGGAAATATCTTATACAGGTATATCTGGTAACGAACTTACAGGTGTAACCAGAGAAGTACGAGGTACAACAAAAGCTGCACATAGTGGTGGAGCAACTGTAACAAGCACAACAAACTTTGTGGCATGGGGTGAGGCAGCATCTGGAGACTTAGTATTAGAACCAGGTATGTGGTCACTAGATAATTTTGGTGACAAAGCAATTTGTTTAATTCACGATAGTGCTGTATTTGAGTGGGACTCTGCTGCAACAAATGCAGAAACAACTAGAGCTGCAATTATTACTGGTGCACCAACTGCATCAAGACACATGGTTGTATCTACACCGGATCGTCACTTAGTATTTTATGGAACAGAAACAACTATTGGAGATACATCAACACAAGATGATATGTTTATAAGATTCTCTGATCAGGAAGATATTAATACTTACACACCAACAGCAACTAATACAGCTGGTACACAAAGACTGGCTGATGGATCACAGATTAGAGGAGCTATTAGAGGTAGAGATGCAATCTATGTTTGGACTGATACTGCGTTGTTTACACAACGTTTTGTAGGTCAACCATTTACATTTGCGTTTGCACAGGTTGGAACTAACTGTGGATTAGCAGGACAGAATGCATGTGTAGAAGTTGATGGTGCTGCATACTGGATGTCAGAGAATGGTTTCTTTAGATATGCAGGTAAATTAGAATCATTACAATGTTTAGTAGAAGATTTTGTTTATGATAATATAAATTTAGAATCTGGTAATCAAATGGTATCTGCTGGACTAAATAACTTGTTTGGTGAAGTTATATGGTTTTATCCAACAACAGGATCATCTGTTGTAAATAGAATGGTTGCATATAATTATTTTGACTCTTCACCACGAAGACCAGTATGGACTGTAGGATCACTTGCAAGAACCATGTGGGAAGATTCTGCTGTATTTGGTAAACCACATGCAACAGAATACGAATCTGGAACAGATACATCTTTTGATGT